TAATTATAATTGTTTCCATACTTTACAAGATTGGGATGGAGTAGAAAATGTTACATACAAGGCAGATACTGGAGATTGTGAGGCAAATGATATTTGTGAAGATATATTACCTGACTGTGGTTCTAAGGACGTGAACTATATGAATTCATCAATTACCGAAGATTCTATTAGTATATGTAGAACCTCAGATGGTACACCAACTGGTCAGATTTGTAAAAATAATGAAATATGCGATATTGATGGAGACTCGCATGTGTGTATCAAGGGTTATACTTTAAATCAAATTGATCCTAAAACCGGAGATTCCACAGTACTAGACAAATCAAAATATACTAATAATAAATATACTACAACACAAAGTTTAGAGTGTAAAAGAGTAATGGCAGGAAGTGAGCAAGAAACCAATTTTGACACGAAAGAAAAATGTGAAAATATGGTTAAATCAATAGGTTGTGGAGTACTTTTCGACAATACATGGGCAAAAAATGCTTTTATTACTAGTGACCCAGGACCAATAGATGTTTATAGTAGACGTAAAGATAAAAATAATAAGTTTGGTTGTTATAGAGAAATGTACAATCCTAACGTTGATAATATGGAAGCAGAGTATAAAAAAGCAGCCAGTACTAGATGGGAGAGTGGATCATATAATCCACATAAGGCTTATTGTCATTGGAATGGATTTGCATTTGGGGATGAAGAAAGTTATTGTTATCCAGATCCAGGAGGATTTAAAGGTAGTGATGGTAAAATACCTTATGGTGCACATGTTTGTTATTGTCCTGGTACGAGAAGCACTGGTGCTGGTTGGGGTAGGATGCCATCTACTAGTGATTCTGTAAAACAAGTTTGTAAAACTAGTAATTTTGATAATGACAAACCTGGAGCAGGTTATAGTTGGTATCAATGTACAAATCCTGATGGTTGTACAGTTACAGATGATATAGATGATACAACCAAAGACTTTTGTCTTAGATATAATGGAAATAATGGAGGAAAAGGAGGAAATCTTTTACTACGTAATTTTTGTGCTTACCCGGACAATCTAGATATCGAGGTAGCATGTCCAACTTGTGCAGGTAATGAATGTGTGCCTGTTTAAGACTTAAGTATTTTTTTTAAAGTTTATAAACTTTAAAAATAATTATCTACGTGACCTACGTCTACGTGATTTTCTACGAGATTTTCTACAACGTTTTGTGGACCTATCACGAACTTGACTCTTCTTACATGGTTTTCTCCTTGAACGGGATTTTCTCCTTGAACGAGATTTTCTCCTAGATTTTCTGCGAGAATTCTTAAATTTGCTCCTAACATGTTTACATCCATGTTTTTTGCGTAAGCTTTTTGCTTTAGACATAACTCTCCTGGCTCTTGCACCTCCTCTAGTTCCTGATTTACGAGCCCTTCCTGCTACTGCAGCTGCTCTCGAATAAGCAGCGATTAAGCCTTGACAGCTTGGTTTCCTTTTTCCTTTGGGACAAACTGGGTAAGAATAATTATCACCCAAAAAACATTCTTTTGGTAGAGATCTTGAACGATTTGGTTTCCATTTTCGGCTCCTTCTTCGAGATTTACTTCTTCTTAGTGCCATTTTTATTAATATAAAGAAAAAACTTTTAAAGTTGGATTAATATGGTTCAATATCATTAACTTCAGATAGTTTTTCATCGTAATATAAATTGTTCACTTCAATGAAAATTTTTAAAGTTTAAACCAACTTTAAAAATCTAATATTTATTTACTTACGGCTTCTGCGGCTTCTCCTGCGTGATTTCCTAGCGGATTTCCTTCTGTGTTTTTTAGCAATACTCTTTTTAAGGCGGCAACGTTTTGTTACGCTGTCACGAACTTGATTTGATTTACAAGCCTTACGGCGGCTCCTGGATTTCCTGTATGGACGGGAACGTCTTTTGCTACCTTTACGATGGCTTTGACGATGACCCCTGCGGTTGTAGTATTTGCTAGACTTTTTGGTAGTATAGTCTTCTTCACCACGGTGAGTTTTGGACTTAGATCCTTTACGGGCACGGCTTTTCCTGCGTGATTTTTTACGAAGGCTTGGTTTGAGACGGCAACGATGGGTCTTTTGGCTACGGGATTGATTCTTTTTGCAAGGTTTCCTTGATTTTCTAGCGGATTTCTTGCGGTGTGCTTTCATGACACTCTTCTTGAGGCGGCAACGTTTTGTTACGCTGTCACGAACTTGATTTGATTTACAAGCCTTACGGCGGCTCCTAGACTTCCTGTATGGACGGGAACGTCTTTTGCTACCTTGGCGACGGCTTTGACGATGACCTCTGCGGTTATAGTATTTGCTGGATTTTTTGGTGGTATAGTCTTCTTCACCACGGTGAGTTTTGGACCTAGATCCCTTGCGTGCACGTGATCTCCTACGGGATTCTTTGCGGGCGGTGCTCCTTAGGCGACAGTGTCCGGTTCTTTGGCTGCGGACTTGATTCTTTTTGCAGGGTTTTCTGCTGCGTTTTTTTGAAACCATTTTTATTTAAGGTAGGAAAAAAAAACTATCTAAAAAGATAGTTTTTTTAAATCCTTTTTAAAAACTGAAACATTTATATTTTAGTACACATTCTTTTAACATGATCACATATACTATCTATATTCCAGTGACAGAATGGTGCACTAGCATAAAAAATCCCATCTTTTCCTTGTAGATCCCACGCCTTTGAATATAAACCCTTTTTAATTGTGTCTGAAGAAAATCTGGTATTATATGCTTCAGTTCTCCAATAAATGGTTTCCATATGTGGAATTTTTAGTATTTCGCTCGTTTGTTTAATTATATTTGATAATAACCGATCTTTATCTATAATTGGATCAATGTAACCTAACACTCCATTAATACTCAACCCATCTTCATTATCTCCGAAATATCTATGAGCAGTAATCGTATTATATGCAGAATTATTTAGAGCTTCTGAATTATAATATACACCAATTTTGTTTGGAATCACTTTACTATAATAAAAAAGAACAAATATGTATGTTACACTATAATCCGAATATTTTAATACATTATCAAGAGGTGAGTATACATTTGTGGTTGGACAAGCTAATATTACATTATTATAATAAACCTCCGTTTTATCTTTTAGTATAAGTTTTATTTTACCATCATCTTCAGGTATTACACTATATACATCTTTTTTTATTCGGTTAATATTAAGACTATTTAAAATTTTTTTGAATAATGGTTCATATCCTTCTTTTATTATACTTGTTCCATTTAAGTGTAGAGTTAGGAAAGGTAGAAATAAAGTAGGGATAAATGTTTCATACCATGTCATTGCATCTAAAGTTGATATTTCTTCAGTATATCCATATAATTGTCCATTTAAGGCTAAATTTTGATCAAACCATGCATTAATAGAATTATTATCTAAAAATTGTTGGGCGCTTTCCCCTAATACGTCCGATTTTTGGTTTATATAATAGTAATAAATTATTAAAAGCCCTAACTTAAAAGATTGCCATTTAGTAGGTCTAATATTTTTAACATTTTTATCAATAAAATTAGTATAAATACTTTCAATATTAAATCCATAATCCTTACATAAAACCGCAACTGTATTATTATATCCTTGATGTAGGAAACAAGCTTGAGTATCTATAGGGATATCATTAATATGCAAAGTTTTTAGTTGGCATTTATCAAAATCTCCATATATAGTGATATTAGTATAACCTTTTTCTTTTAAGTGTTTTGCTGTCATGATACCAGAAGGACCACTTCCTATAATAGCTATAGATTTATCTTTTGATTTGTTAGATGATGAGTATTTAAATTTCTCCATAAATCTTTTATTATTAATAAATTTCAAGGTCAACATAACTAATACTATACATACTAAGATTATAAATATTACTAAGAACGTATAAAATAATATTTTTGCTATCATTCTTATTTTATTAAGGAATGTAATTTGTATTATAATTAAATTTTTATATATAATAAATGTCAATAACACAATTCTGTAATTTGATGAATAGTAATAACTTTAGTAAAATAAGTAAAGATGATAAACTGATTTTAGAAAAAGTTTGTAAATTTTCTATATCGACTCAATTAGGTAATACACAAATAGCTCGATATATACTTACTAATTTCTATAGACCTAATAAACTTGATCCTAAATTAGAATTGATAGTTGTAAATGCAACTGATAAGAAAATGATATTAAAAAGAGGTGGTGAAGAAATCCAATTAAATATTCTAAAAACTCTAGGTACTCCTGGAAAAGAGGGTACAACTTATAAGGTAGAAATATTAAGTAGTTCAGACCAATATGCAATGAAAGTATTTAAAAAGACAAAGTCTCCAGAAAAGATTTCAAAAGAAGCTTTAACTCAAGATTTTGTTGCTTCTTTTGACCTATCTCCTAAAATATACGGTGTAATATTGGAAAAAAGTCTTCCTCAACCTGGTGGTGGTAAAATAATAATGGAATTAATGGATGGTCTTCTTGAAGAACTTTTAGAGGAGCAAGATGGTGAATTAACAAAAGAACAGCAATATGATTTGATTAGATTATCATTTGAAATGGATAATATAGGAATTTATCATAACGATCCTAACCCTCTTAATATTATGTATAAAAATGGTAAATTTTATTATATAGATTTTGGAATGTCAAAACCTATAGATATTAAAAAACATGGTAGGTATCCTAACACTAGAGCTTTACATACAGTATTTTTTGGTGGTTTGCAGGGATTAGTTAATAGAAAAATAAGTAAAGGTAATATTAACATTATAAAAAAATACGTAGATATTGCTAAATATAATCCAGACTTACTGTTAAATAGTTTAGAGCCATTTATTAAAGTGTCTTAATGATTTTATTTAAAGTTACATTTCTTATCATTATAAGATGATAATGCTTTAAAATACGAACCATCTTGTGATAATCTAGGTTGATTTCTGATTAAATCTATGGAGCTTGGTTCTAATCCACATCCTCCTTGGCATTCATGTCCACCGCAACTTAGCGAAGCTTGGCAAGTTTGTAGTCCAATTTTAGAAGCATCTGCTAAATTTTGTACTGAATCATCAAATACAATACTTTGGTGATATCTTGTAGGTGGTATATTTAAAAAATTTAGTATATTCATAAAGTGAGGAATTTTAGAGGTTGAAAATTCACATGGTTCTTTTCTGCAAAACGAAGATTGATTATAGTTATGTTGGTTGTATCCAAGAACTGTACATGTATTTTGAAAAAGTGAAGAATTAATCCATTCTTCAGTTCCAAATAAGGAATTAAATCTTATATTTGCTTTATTATGTAGTCCCGATCTTTTCCCAAGAGAAAAAAGGAAATCTTTTTGTTGTTGATCATATGCGCCATCCCCAGTTTCGGCGGTTGCGATTGCGATATGAAAATTATTATTGTCACACTCTTTTAATACATCTAATACCGTTTGAGTGGTACCAGATGAACCATGTGGCCAAACAGGTTGTACATCTCTTATTGCGCGAGAGCATTTCCTGTCATCTGATTCGTAAATTGTTAAAGTGTTATCTATATCAAATATAGCAACTTTGAAATTATTATTAATTTGTGGTTGTAATGAACCTATCATAGTTAGTTTTATTAAAAGAATTAATAATTATTTCTTGTGAAATAATTATTTAACCATATATGGCTAAAGAATTTCCGAATTTCATATTCCAAAATTTTCCGTAATTTGAAGTATCGCTAAAATTATCATATAAATCACGTAATACAGTCGAACTATATTTTTTACAAGTTGGACCTCCACCTAAACTAGCATTTTCTGAACCAAATCCAGAATATTGAATTCCTAAATCACTTCCTGGTCCTCCTACTGTGAAAATACTCTGTTTTAGTTGGTCCATTGGGAAAAATAGTTCATTTTTAGTGAGAGAACCATATTTTCCTGGAGGCATACAATATCTACCTATACTGTCATTAGTAAATCCTTTAGCGAAACCCGCACAACAAGGTTCATCAGATGTTTCTTTAAATAATCTATATTTATTTTTATATTTATCTAATGGTTTGCATCCTCCCTTATTATCACTATCTTTACAATTTTGTAATAATCCTGGTGGTTTCCAGTGTCCCCATTTTGGGTGTCCTACCGGCGCTGTCCAATTACCTTCGTATGAATCAGGCCACGTGAATTCACAACTACTTATAGTTTTGTTATCATTACCTTTGCCCCCCTCTCCTTGAAAATCATACCACCATTTTGTAGAAGCTGAAGGATATGTTTTAATTGAGTCCATTGGTCCTTGTTCGGACCATGCTATAGTAAGTGTATCACTAACAAGTTTAAGATTTTTACTTTTAATATAATCATTAGACCAACTAGACCTCATTGCACAAAAAATATGATCTGCCATTAATGAAGGGGTAATTTCTTTACCTGTCTCGACATTAACCTCGGGTATATTCTTCATATAATGTTCTTCCCCTTCTATTAGTACTCCTTGACATGGGCAATTATATATATCTTTCATTATTAATAGTTGTCCATCTATACCAGTTAGAACATCTCCAGCTGTTTTGATATTATTAGACCAACCTTTTAGAGGTGGTAATAAGAATGGTACAAATTGCGCTCCAACAGAGTCGGCATACTTTTGACATAGTATAATTAAACTAATAGCATCTTCTATTCCACCGGTCGCAGTTTGTTCTGAAGCTAAACAATTTTTATATTGTGATCCATATTTATTAATTATATAATTAAAATTATCTGTGGTCCAAGTTGGCCAAATGCCTACAATAAAGTATTTTATTTTTCCTTTCATTTTGAAATTGGGATCCCACGGAAATTTAGATAAACCTGTACCCATAGCATTATTAACATGCCAAAATAAATAAGCAATACCATCATAATTTTTCAATCCAGATAGTGCCATAGGTTTGGTACTAACATTAATATCTGAAATATCACCTGGTTCTATAGGATTTCCTGGAGGTATAGGATTTTGTGGGGAATTTCCATGGTCTCCTGGTTTGTCTCCTGGTTTGTTTCCCGGTTTGTCTCCTGGTTTGTTTCCTGGTTTGTTTCCCGGTTTGTCACCTGGAGTATTACCACTACTTCTTGATTTCCTACTGTGTATATAAAATATCAGTAATGATATTAAAGTAATTATAATTCCTGTAATAACAAAACCAATCATAATATCTATTGTTTCCATTTTATTACATACACAATTATTTTTTTTTAGAAGGTTTAAGAACTAATTTAATATTTGGTTCTTTATTTATATTTTGTATCACAGGGTAAGTCTCTCCGGTTACAGGATCTAAAATAACTTCTTTAGTTTTTTGTATATTTTGTTTGTTAATCTTTTTAAAGTTAGAGGAACAACTCTTTGTAGTTTTTTGATCACAATCATTTTTTAATATGTATTGTAATCTTTATATACATATTAAAGACTTTAAGAAAAGATTTTTTATAAATAAAATGTCAACTGAATATGAATTTGATTCAAATCTTCTAGATCGTATTAAAAATTTAGAGGTATCAAATAGTCCTCAAAAAAAAATTATCATTGAAAATGATAATATTTTATGGTTGCCAATTATGAAATTTGGTTCTTTAATCAAAAAGGAAAGTATACTTTCTGATGTCGGAAACAGAGCAGTAGGTTTTTCTAAAAGAACCGGAATCTTAGAATTGTATTTAGCTCCTGGTAAACACATTTTAGAATGGGATGGGTTCGAGTATCCATGTGAATTAGTCCAAGAAAAAGATAGAGAAACGTTAACAATTAATATACCAAGTGAAGAAGCCTATTATGTTTTTCAAAACTTTTTAATTCATAGCAGGGAATGCGTACAACAAAAATCTAATACTGAAACTAACAATATTATAGTAAAAGTACTTACTAATAGTATTTGGAGAACTATTTCTAGTTATCCTAAAAGATTACGAGAAAGTTTAATGACAGGTGATAATTCAGTCAACTCAATTTTAGATGATGCTAAATCATTTATAGAGTCTGAAAAGCAATATGAAGACTCTGGTAGACCGTTCAAGCGTAATTATTTATTACTTGGTCCACCAGGTAGTGGTAAATCCTCTTTGATTACTATAATTGCTTCAGAATTAAACTTAGATATATATTTTATTAGTGTGACAGCTAATATGAATGAAAAAAATATATGTTCAGCTCTAAATTCAATGAATAAAAATAGTTTATTAGTGATTGAGGATATAGATATATTATGTGAGTCAGCTAATAGCGGTAATCAGGGTTCTATAAATGCATTAACTACATTAACTAATATACTTGACGGTACACTACACGTGCACAAACTAATTACTATATTGACTTCTACAAATTCTAAATCTCTTGATAATGTATTACTACGTCATGGAAGGATAGACTATACAGTGTTATTAAAAGAATTAACTAAAAAACAAGTGGGTGAAATGGTTAATTTCACATATAAATCATCCGATAATACTAATCTGATAAATATGATATGGAAAACTATTAGTAATTTACATTTAAGTTCTAGTATTTTAGCGAATTTTTTGTTTAATAAACGAGATTTAGAACCATCTGAAATTACCGAAGAAGATTGTAAAAGTTTAATATTAAATACACGTAAAGAACACGTTAATGAAGAAACTAGTTCAAGTAGTAATTTATGGATGTAGGGTATAATTATGTATTTTTGAAAAATTCTAATTATAATAAATGAGTATAAACGAGTTACGAAAATATAAGATTTTTGGTATGGCTATATTTGATTTAGTAGTATCCATGATAGGGATGATAGTAATTTTCTTGGTGTTAAAAAAATGGCATTTTAACAAGCTAAGAACTTTAAATTTTATAATTGCAGCTATAATATTAACAATTCCATTTGGTATTATAGTTCACATAGTATTTGGTGTAAATACAGGGTTAAATTATAAATTAGGTTTGTCTTATAAGCCTAAATGAATTTTTAAAGTTATGACTTTAAAAATATCTTAATGTATTTTTTCTATTTGTTTAATAGTAATAGGTTCATTTTTGTATAATTCTTTCTTTTGTTTAGGATATTTATACCAAATCTTTTTTTCCATTTTTTCATAATCCCATTCATGAATTATATTAAAATTTTTTTGTTTTTCAAACATTACTTGTTTATAAATGCTATCACTTGGAGCATCTCCAAAACAATAAATACCTTTCCATATATAACCTTTGTTATTTGGCATATATGAGAGTTTTTCTAGTATATAATCTGGGATTGAACTATTTAAATTTTGGAAATGCTTGTAAGTTTTATTGAATTCTATATTCTTTCTAGTGTTTTTCTTATCGTAATTTTTTCCACCTTTTCCTTTTCCCCCACCTTTTCCTTTTCCACCACCTTTTTTTTCCGTTTTAAAATTAAAATCATTTTCTTTTTTATTTCTATTGTATTGCATTATATATAATTATATAGCAAAATCTTTAAATTTTATAAATATATTAATTAAAATGGAAAAATTATCTAGTTCACTTCAATCAGCTATCAAACACCGTCCTTTAAATACATTGATTAGAAGTGATTCAAAAGAATTAAATAATAGTTTTCTTAATGTTATAAATTATAAAAGTGCTAGAAAAAATATCAGTATACCTGATAAATTTGATGGCAGAATAGTTTGGAAAGAATTATTACCACCTGTACAAAACCAAGGTTCATGTGGGTCTTGTTGGGCATTTGCAACTACTGATGTGTTAGGTTCTAGATTTAATATACAATCACTGGGAAAAATGAATGTTACTTTATCAGCGGCTAAAGTTGTTCTATGTGATTTAGAAGGAAGAGAAATGAATATAGATCATCCATATATGGATGGTGTGACTAAAGATGAAATTAATTATTCAGGTTGTTTTGGAAATAGTTTAGTAGATGCTTGTAGATATTTATACCTTATTGGTACTTCAACTTTAGAGTGCGTCCCTTATAACGTAACAACAGGAAGATTTGATAAAGATAGTACTTTATCTTCATTTGATAACGTATATACATCTCCATTATGCTCAAATGTTTCTGGTATATATGGAGACATGTGCTCTGATAATTATTTTAACTACACAACTGGATTACAAGGAGGTACTCCTTGTAGATTTTATAGAGCGATTGGTTATTATGGAATACCTGGAACTAAAAAAGACAATGGTTCTGAATTAACACTAAGAGAAAATATTTTTAAATGGGGTCCTATTTGTACAGGAATAAAAATTTATCCTAATTTTTATACTTTTGATGCGAAAACTGAAATATACAAATGGGATAATAAAGGACCTCAAGTTGGAGGCCATGCGATTGTTTTAGTTGGTTGGGGGGAAGAAAAAGGTATAAAATATTGGATAGTTAAAAATTCATGGGGAACTAAATGGGGTAGAAATGGTTATTTCTATATGCTAAGAGGAGTTAACGAATGTGATGTAGAAAATAATGGTGTGGCTTTAATTCCAGATTTCTGGTATCCTGTGGGATATAGCGGGAATGATTATAAAATTTACACTATTCCAGAATATGAAAAACAAAGAAAAAGCATAGATACAGAACTTAATATTACAGCGGGAGGTATTGATCCACGTACTGGTTATACAAGAAGAGCTATGTTACAGATGCCATGGATTAAGTATTCTCCTCCCATTAATTATAAAGATCTGCCTAATTGGAAAGATTTTATAGCTGGAGTTCAAGCTAATCTTAAGAATAGATCTTTATCTGTTAATCCTAAATCAATTAAAAATAATAAATTAGATATTATATACTTAGTATTAATAATCCTATTAGTTTTAGTAATATTTGTTTTATATATAATTAGTTTATTTTGGTAGTTTTTAAAGTAATACTTTAAAAACAAATCAAATCTATATACTTATTTGTTGAATTTCTTCGTTAAACTTATTTATTGTATCCTGACGCACTAGAGCCTTGTTATACAATATTTCGTCAATACCGGGGACAGGTTCATCCGAAATTCCATGACGTATTGAAGACCAATATCTCCAAACATTAACATAATTTCTATCTTCAGGTAAATTAATGTGAGATTTAAAACGAGCTGCACGTCCTATTGCTTGTTGAATTTTATAATTATGACCTCCAGATTCTAAAATATGCACATTATTAACTTCTAACAATGTAATACCTTGTTCTCCTGCTTCTGTGAGTAATATAACCTGTATTTTTTCTCCATTTCTATTTTCAGGCGAATTAAATTTACTTAGTAATCTTAATCTTTCACCATCATTTAAATCTCCTGAAAATATTTCTGATTTAATACCACATTTGTTAAGCAAAGTGTTAAGAAGTACTACTCCTCCTTTAATTTTAAATATACTATAAATCATATGTTTACAACCAGGATGTAATAGTATATTTAAAATTAAAGATGTAAATTTTGGGGAATACAATTTAAGTAATCTTTTATCTGCCAAAGTTTTCTCAGATACCCAACCTAATTTAGGTTTAGGTTTAGGTTTTGGTAAATCATCTATATTTATGTCAGGGTCTGCTTCCATAATTTGTATTAATTCAAGTTCGGCTGCTTGTTGTTCTACTGTAAGCGGTAAGTCAGACGATTTTTCAGTTGATAAAATATCTGGCGCTTGTGTTATTTCTTCTGGGTAATAAAAATTAGATACTCTTCTAGTGAGAAAATATTTACAGGCAAGTATATATATTGCTTTTTCTTTTTTAAACTCTTCTTCTGTTTCAAATTTTTCTCTCTTAGGCATTCCGTTAATTCTTTTACCTTCTTCGTAACTATGGGCCTTATAAAATCGATCTTGCTGGTGCTCAGTCATTACAACTTTTATAGGGTCTTTATTAAAAACTGTTGGATATAAAGAATTATCAGTTTCAAAATAAGATACTAATCCTGCTAGATCTTTTATGTTAGTTTTGTTTAAGAAGGAATTAGGATCCAGTAATTTTAAAATAAAACCCCATTCTGACTCAGGATCTTTAATAATTGGAGTACCAGATAATAATAATACTTTACAATTTGCTGTATCAATCTTTTCATATAGATTAACAAATGTCTTTGTTTGATTTTTAACCCCATTTATAACGTTATGGAATTCATCTACAATTACTAGAGAATTATTAAAATTTTCCTGTTCTAATTGTGTAGATATATCATAATTATAAGTGATGAAAGTAAAATTTTCACGTAAATTTTCTGTTCCTATTCCACATGTATGACAATACTCATATAACCAATTAGTTCTTAAAGAACCAGGGGTACAAATAAACACATGTCCAATTTTACCTTCTTCTAGTAAAGCATTTGCTGTAATTATTGAGGTACATGTTTTACCTGAACCTAATTTATGATAAATTAATAATCCTTTAAAAGTTGAGTTAAGAACAAAGTCTTTCACGGCAATTTGATGTGGATTTGGTGCAAAATTAGGTATTTTAGTTAAAACACATTTTTTATTTTTATAAATTCCCTTAGGCATTTTTATTAATATATTAATAAAAATTAGTTTTAAAACTGATTAAATTTTCTACTTAGTTCCCATACACGCATCTTTAATTACTGACCCTAATTTTACTCCATCTGTAATTAAAGATAAACTCCATCCATCTTTCCACAACTGCATAGCATCATTATATACCATTGTAAGTGTATTAGCATCCAACTTATCATAATGTGGACATAATTTCACAAAATGTTTCAAAAATTCACTACCTCCTTCTTTTATTTTATTTAAAATACTCTCACTACAATCATCTGAAGAAGTACCATTGTTACAAACACATTTTCCAGTAGTATAATTACAAGTATTTTTTCCACCATTACATACTTTTCCACCAGTACTAGGACAATCCTTTTTTGAACAATCAACACCACTATAACCTGGGTGACAACTACATTTTCCGGTTTTTGGATCACAAGTTCCATTATTACTACAATTAGCTGGGCAAGTTCTTTCTAAACAACCTTTTCCAGTAAAACCTGATTTACAATCACATTCTCCAGTCTTAGTATTACAAGTTCCTTGTTTATTACAATCTTCAGGTGAACATAATTTTAATGAGCAGTCAGCTCCGCCTGTTCCTGGATTACATTTACATATTCCAGTTTTATTGTCACATTTACCAAGTTTACTACAATCATTAGGGCATTTACAATCAGTAGCTATTAAACCTAAAAATTTTGAATTGCATCCTGCTTTACATTTCCCACAGTTTACTAATTGAGTAACTACTCTTATACCAATTAATATTAATAAAAGTCCTACTGCTACTCCAATAATAATTTTATATTCTAATCTTAGCGTCATTTTATTTATAATAAATAAAATGATATTTATAATAAAAAATGCCTGTTAGATTGGAAACTTACACTAAAGCCGAATTACAAACTAAGGCAAAACAAAGAGGAAAAACTGGATTCTCTAGTTTAAATAAAAAACAACTCATTAGATTGCTAAGATCAGGAAAGAAGTCTCCTCCTAAAAAATCTAGATCTAGAAGAAAGAAAAGTGCAAAACACTCATCAAAAAATTATGGTAGTAAAGGATATTCTCCTAAAAGTGATGTAAATATAGAAAATATAGTATCGGAAAATCATATTACAATTATCGGTAAATCTAATTGTCCTTATTGTATAAAAGCCAAATCCGAACTTGAGGATGTACATCATAAAGACTATAAATACATAGAATATAATAAAGATTTTAAAGAAAAGTTGTTGGAATTAAATAATAATTACGAAAAAGTTCCTATGATTTTTATAGATAATAAGTTTATAGGTGGTTATGGTGAGATGAAAAAATATTTTGATGAATTATAAGTGTTTTTCATATAATCTATATTCTTCTGGTATTTCTTTGTAATACCCTCTATCAAAGAGAATTTTAATAGCAATCGCCGCGGCTTTTTGTTGAGAAGCTGCTTTAGTACTAGCTGTAGATTGAGCCATAGGTATCCAGTCTTTTTGAGGATATTCAACAAACTGATTTTTGGTAGGACCAGTTTGGTTTCTTATAGGGCGTTTGTTACTCCCTACAGGTACTTGGTATAATGTGGTCAAACTTAAACTATGTCCTTCTTCATCTATTTCCTGACGCGTATTGATGAAACTCCAATCACCTAAGTCAGCATGGCTATCAAATATTTCTTTCAGTCTAGTCTTAGGATCAAATAAATCTTCATATTTTAAAGAAATATCAATAGCGTTAAATATACTTGATAATATATCATAAACAATACCGTAGCCAACTCCTATTCTGAATTCATTATCTAGAATGAATTCAGTACAACCTAGAAATGCTTCAAATACATCTTCAAGCAAATCTTTTTTTTGTCTATTCTTGTATTTCATTCCATTAGTTGTGCCATCAATAGCAGCAGTAATAAATGGCCAGAAACCAAGATCTTCGGCAATCTGAGCAAAAGTTTGCTTTGCCCCATAATTAATACGTAAACGTGCTACAATTTTTACACCCTTTGGAGTATTAAGGAACGGAAAACGCTTGTACATATACCAGACAATAAATTTGTTTGCTGACAAATCACCCATTTGTTCAAATATCTCATAGTTAGCATCTGAGCAAGCCGACGAGGCTGTAAATGCAAGTGAATACATCTCCAAGTTTTGCGGAGTCAATAATGTATTAATATACTTTGATTTAAGCTTGCCCTTTTTCAACAATTCAAAAATAAAGGTTTTGAATTGCTCATCTCTTTCGCCGTAATAGATATTCGTGATTTCTTCCATCGTTTATATTTAGATATAATATTCTTTAAATTTTTTCAAATTTATTTTTTTCACGTGGTTTAATTAATCCACTTAGAAAATAAATCAGTATTTTTAGTTATTAAATCATAAACTTTGTTAGCAGAATCTTCAAATTTATAAATCTCTGGAGCTTCCCCAGGAAAAGTTTCTTCTATAGAGTCATGTGCTCCTGAATCATTATGACCAGAATTACGCCTAGCATGTTCTAATTCATGAATAAGAGTACTTGCTGGTAATGAGTATCCTATGATACTACTAAAAATAGCCGTCCTTGAAATTGTAAGTAAATTTTTAGTTCTAAAGATATTTATAAATTCAGACTGATCTTTCATTACATTAAAGTTTAAAGTTACAGTGTGTTTGCTTGGAGTATAAAATCCAAGCAAACTTTGTTCGAGAGGTTGGACATTACAAGAAGGTATATCGGCATCAAATCCATTAATTCCTAATTTTCTTCCATTTTCCCAATATATATTAATAAATTTACTAAATATTTCTTCTAAAAACTTTTTATTTTTCTTTTTATCCTCAACAGAAGCATCTTCATCTTTTTTATCAGTAGTTTTTTGGTCATTATCTTCTTTTTGGTTCTTATTAGATAAGAATCTCAGAACAGTTGATTTAATTAAATCAACATTTGTATTAGTCTGTAAAAAATCGTTTAGTTCTTTTTCTTTACTTGAAAACAGCCACTTACCCATAATTTTTGAACATTCTTTGATTAAAGTAGCAATAGTTTTGTTATTATCATATGAATAATTTACCATAAATACACTTAAAGAATCACTTTTAATTGGATCTAGATTATCGCTATATAATAACTGACTAAGAGGAGCTCTACTAGTAAAATTAGAAATTATTTGATTAAAACTTTCATTAATATCGTCAAAGCTAAGAGTATGAAGCATCTTAAGATAAACAGAATCTATTAAAAAATTTCTTAATAAAACCAAATTTTCATCTGAAATATTTAAGCTTCCTCTTGTTTGAACTGGTGTAAAAATTCCATGTTTTATATTTAAAACTGTATTTGAACTCAATCTAGTTAGTAGAAATTGTGGAATCACATTTTTATTATCAAAATAATCTCTTAATGGTGAAAAGGGAACACCTTTCGTAAATATATATGAATTTATATTAATTTCCGGTAAATTTGTAACATTGAAGTCAAAGTAATCGTTAGTGTTTAAGGAAATTACGGGAATTTCTATATTCTGACCATTTAATCTAATATTAGCACCTTGTATTAAACCTAAAGTATATCTAATTATATTTAAAAAGTTACTTATCATATCGGTTCTTTTTAGACTATCTTCAATCTCGTACCAAGCGGAAATTGTTGTCTTACCTGCTTTGTTTTGTACATTACTGATTGATACTTTTCTTTCTATATCTATAACCCTATCTTTATGTGAAATAGGTGTATCGAGAATTAAAGTTTTAGTAGTAGTAGTATTAGTTTCTATTAAGACCATCTTACTTTCTCTATAAATATTAAAGAATCCACTCCCCATTTCCCCTGTAACTATTTCTGATGGGGTTTTAGATGATAGGAAAGGTATCATGGTAGCAATTATTCCTTTATCATTTATACCCACATAGTCTGTTATTGCAAAAATTAAATCATTTCCCGATGTTCTAATTTCGATATCTATAGTTGGATTTGCCGGTTTAAACGTTCTTATTGCATCTAGAGAGTTCTGTACTGTTTCAGTCACTACAGAATTAGAAACTGTTTTAGTTGAACCTTCGTTAATAGCTATCTCTGTAATTTGAAGTCTATTCCTAATAATATTTTCAGAAGAAAGATGGAAAAGTTCTTCTAATGATTTAAAATTTTGGGTAAGAGCTGTATCTATCAATTGACTTTCTCTAAATTGATATTGTGTTGGTATATTAAAAACACTTGTATCTGCCAGTGGAAAAATTTCTTGTTTAGACATTTGGTTTATTTTAAGTTCAATTGGAGTTAATAAGTAAAGAATAATATTAGGTTCTATTAAGAAACAATATACCCAATCAGGTTGTTTAGGATTAGGACTAGAAAAATCTAGATCAGAAGGATATAATGATTGAATATCAATATAATTTAATTTTGTAATTTCAATCATAAATTGACTTAAGTTCATAATATCTTGATCAGAAAATAAATATATCTCATCTATCAAATTTCTCCTGGGTTTATGTTTATCTAAATCTTTTCCATCAAATTGGTAGCTCATATACATTAGAATTTGATAAATCAAATTTAGTTCATAACAATCAGTACATACCTCTAAAGCTTTACTCAAAATAAAAGATACCTTAAGTTCTTCACCAACTAATTCTCTATTTTCAATCATTTCACGAGTAAGTCTATAACTAGTACGGTAACGATACAACAAGTATACAGGTAAATAAGCATCTGGTCTTAAAAATACATATTCGGTTAATGGCATTTGGGTAGAATATTTTATCCATTCTACACTCATTGCTTTAAGTTTTTCTGAAACAGGATATTCTCTAAAAACCTCTGACAAATCTCTTTTCGATACAGCGCTACTGTTTCCTAAGATTGTAGTATAAAAAGGGTAAAATCGATGTTTCTCTTCTGCATATACATTAATTGGTCTCAGTAATCCAAATCTTTCCATATATAAATTTAGTTGTAATTGAGTAATCTCAAATCCTAAACTTTGATATATAAAACTAGCTGTATCAGTAAATAAAGATAAATACTCACATAAATATTTGTCTGTTAGTGAATATCGAGTGTTTAATGCTATATATTTTAAACCAAAAGACTGTAACAGACTTTTGTAAGGAAGACGATCACGTAGAAGAATTTTAGCTGGTGTTTGATTTAATATATTATTAAATTCCTTTCTTATCTTTTGATCTAAAATACCAAAATCACCTGTGGAATTAGTAATTAAATATTTAGGAATTAAAGTATCAGATAAACTAGATAAACTAATTTGCATCGGCCAGTTGTCTGGAAATTTTGCAATATAAGCATATTCGATAAAGTAGAAATCATTCATTCCTGCTGATGTATAAGAACCTTCTACCTTTTCTAGATATATTACTTTCTTAGCCACAAAAACATCATCATAAAATTTATGCTCAGTAGATAAGTAGTGATTTAATGTTGCTAAATCTGTATAATCTATTATAAGATAATGTTTTGATAATGGAATTTGTTTAAATAAATCAGCATATCTAAAATCTATAAATATGTATTGATTTTTAAGTATTTCAAGATATTTATTCCACATAGACTTAAAAAAATCTTTATTATTTTTGTTTACAGAATAAGTTATATAACTATTAATCGCAGTATTTAATGCATAAATACTATGATATTCATTGATACAATTCCCTAATATACGTTGAATACTAGTTTCAATGTGCTCATTTGTTGATTCATTTAAAATTATATCATCTCTTGAAACTGGTACCCTTGTATTAGATGGTAAATCTAATATAATAGTAAACTTATTAGCATCTTTGGTTTCAAATTTTAAATCAACAATAGCTACTTTATTTACTAATATTATAAAATGATTCTCTTCACTTTTAAAATATTTAGAATCGTTTTGAACAGTAGGTAGAGGTTGTTGGGATAGTTTTATTGTTTTTGTAGAAATACTAGGAGTAAATAATTTTAACATCAATACTTTTAATGGTATACCAGTTGCATCATCAGACACTCGTATACCGTTACTGCTATATGATACAAAAACTTTATCATCACAAGATTCACATTGGTTAAATAAAACATAATCTTTATTTTCAGGTGAATTTACATATATCCCTGCAGAAGTAGTCCACTCTAATTTTCTAAGTTGTTTACCAAATTGAACTAAATTTTCATCAGTAAACTTATCTTGACTACAATCAATACTTACTGTAACACCTATAGTATCTCTTTCTGACTTATTGCTTAATTTAAACATTAATTTATCACTAGAATATTTAACATAACATGTATATTTGTGTAACACTTTCGTATCATTAGTATAACAAGAATCAATCATCATACTTCTATTAGGATGACCTACTAACCAATAAAGTATAGAAAAGAACCCCATTCCGAATTTTCCCACGTTAGAGCCATTTCCATACGCATCTAAGCTATTTACAGGAAGTTCTAAAATACTTTGCTCAGGGTTAGAAAAAATTCTTGTAGAAGCAATCTTTACTAATGAATTAGATAATTTTTTACCTATATCAGTACATAAATCATCCTTATTACAATAATCAGCACTATTCAAAAATTTTGACCAATCATATTCCGAAATATTAAAAGATGAACATATTAAATAACTTAGATCACACCATTGATCTGTAAATTTAGGTAAAGAGACGTTTCTTCTTTTCTTTTTCTTTGGTAATTTATAACCTACATCATCACTTGGTACATCATGACTTGATTCAGGTAAGACAGAATCTACAAGATCACTTGATTCAGGTAAGACAGAATCTACAAGATCACTTCTTAAAGAATTAATAATAGAGCATATATATCTTTGTCTGATATCTTCTTTAGGAGAAAGACTTGCAAGTCTTTCTAAAAGATTTATACTATCAGTCGGTGGCAAAGGAAAAGTAAATTGTTTAGTTTTTGAAAGTTGTACTAATTCTTTTAGTTGCATTTTGCATAAATTCCATATGAAATTAAAAGCTTTTTCTTCTGAATCCATTTTATTAATATAATATTTTTTAAAGTAATAATTATATTAATTTTTTAATTTTTCCAAGGGATAATCCTTCTTTATCTCCACAAAAAATATAGTTATATTCTTTATTATAACCCAAGTAACCATTTATAAATTCTCTCATATCATCACACAATATGAGTTTGTTTGGATTAATTATTTGTAATACTTGCGATGTTTGATGCATTGTATAACCCTTAGCATATCCACATAAATATAGAAGATCTTTATTTATTCCATTGAATATTTTATTAAAAGGTTCTGGATTAAATTTACCACAAACATAACCACTACGTACATTATTAAATGTAAGATTATTATTGTTTAAAATAAAATCATATAAATTTTTAGGCATCCATGGAAAACTTAATAGATTCTGCATACTATAAATACTTCCAGCAGTAGAAATACCAACTGCATAGTTATTTCTTAAACAGTAATCAACTATATCATGATTTTCTTTTTTTGAATTTGTAGTTAAAGTACCATCTATATCAAATAGAACTAAACCTTTGTATTTGTTTTTGCTACTATAATATTCAAATGTTTTAGAACATATATAATAAACAACGACCAAAAATACTAATATGATAATTGGTAAAATTATTATTTTATAATTCATATTTCTTTCTATTATATAAACATATATTATATTAAATATGATTACTAATGAACTAATTTTAGATATAGCCTATTTATGTAAATTATCTTATCTTACACAAGAAGAAATTAATGATATCTTTAACAATGATGTAAAATATCATAATTTAAAAAAGTATTGTAAAGATACTCCTATATATCATGATAGTAATAACAATGATTGTGAAGTTTACACTGTTATTTACAATAATAATTTAATAGTTATTTTTAGAGGAACAGAAAGTTTAAGAGATATACAATCTGATTTAAATATAATTAAAAGGGAATTACAAATTAAGAATACCAAAAAATTACCTAAGGTTCACTCAGGATTTTTAAAACAATTATTATCTGTTGATGAAAAATTAAAAAAAATAATTAAAGATTTCAAAACAGAAAACCCAGATGGTAATTTAATTACATGTGGTCATAGTTTAGGAGGAGGAATAGCTTCTATAGCAGCTTTAAAATATACATCTAATTTAAATATACCAGCTTGTTGTATTACATTTGGGTCTCCGAGAGTTGGTAATTCAGATTTTTGTAAAGAATTTAATAATAAAATTACATTTTCTATTAGAATGGTTAATGATGACGATCCCATACCACTTGTTCCTTTACCTTGTACTTATACACATGTTGATGGAATGAAATGGTTATATGATGAAAAAGTATTAACAAAATCCCACCAGTGTTGTAAATGGGTAAGATTTATTAGAAATTTTTTCTTATCATGCTCTACTTGTTGTTTAACTAATGCATTTGAAGATCATACTATGGATAATTATATAGATGATTTGGAAAATATTGAAAATTTTAAAAATAGTGAAACACTATTATACAAAGTATAGTTAATGATTTTTTGATTCTTAATTAAGAATCAAAAAAAATTAATTATATATACTAATTTAATTCTAGCGGACTACTCTATATGCATACGTATTATCTTGTCTTTTTATTTCTATGATATCACCTTTCGAGAAATCATAAAAACGGCTAATTGGTTTATCATGCCTAAGAGTTGGGAATTTAGTTCCAAAATTATTCTTAAATTCGATTGTATCTTCTTCTGATAGCTTGGTATAGATTGGTTGAAGTCTGTGTTTAGTTATATTAATCTGTAAATTTTCCTCTGCAAATAATTCAATACGCAAATCTATAGTTTGAGATAAAACATTAGCTGTTGCTGCAGTGATATTATCTTTATAAATCACAATTGCATGGTCTATTCCTTCTTCTTCCATTAAGAAGATGATTTCCTTCATGCTCTTTGTATCAAACTTTGGAGCGTTATTAAAATATACTGATATTGGTTCGTTATTCGGCTTAATAGCTGATATATTTAAATTTTCTTTGTCTGCTGCAATTAGTTCATAATTCCTCTGCTCTAGCATTTCTAAGCAGATATCAAAGGCTCTTTGTTGTGACATTTTTATAAATTATCTTATAAGGTTAAATTATATTTCAATTTTTTTTTGAAAAGTTTCAATCATACCACACTATAATTTATTTCTAAGGTTTTTTGTTATTATTAATAACAAAAAACCAACTATTTATTGAGAATCAATAAATTCGTGTATATAATCATTAGCCTTGTTAATATCATTAATTTGATTTTCAATCATTCTTAGCTTTTGATTATCAGTCTGAGGATTATAAATATCATCACCTTTTGTTATAAAGTCAATTACATAAAGATTTATACACGTGGTTGGAATCATAATTATAATACATCCCCAATCTAACCATAAAATGGATACCACACATAAAAATAACCAACATCCTAAATAAATCATTTTGAAAGTTCTAAGTTGACTCATGAATTGTTTGATCGACCTAGATTGCTTGGTTATAATCATATTTGATGAGTTAATATAATTAGATCTTAATTTATCTACTTCATGTAGATTTTTACACAATCCTTTGATATTATTAGTTCGTTTATCAATAAAATCTTGTTCCCCTTCTAATTCTTCAATACGATTAGTTGCTTCGGCATGTTCTTCTCTATATTTAATATTCTCAGCTTGCAAAGAGTTATTTTGTATAAGAATATAATTACGGTAAATGTTATCTTCGTTATCAGAGGGGAGTTTCTTATCCTCTCCGTTAAGATAAAATCTGAATTCTTTCTTTTCTGTTGAATGAGAAGACATTTTTATATCTAGAAAGATGTAAACCAACGAATTTTCATTTTTATTTTTAGAGTAGGTTTACTTGTAGATTTTTCTTAATAATCTCTATTGTCAAAAATATTTTTTCTTAATCTAAACATAATTTCATACTAATAATAAATGGACTTACAAAGAAATAATTTATTGGGAAGTTTACTTTATCCGAATATTAATTATAAGAAATCTCCTCTATTGATACTATTATGCGGTTCTGAAGAATCTGGTAAAAATTATTTAGGTCATGCTATAACCAGATTATTGAAATGGAAAAATCACAATGTTAGTTTGGTAAATACAGTTAACAATACAGATTTAGAGAACCTAAAAATATCTATAGAATTTTTAAAAACTGAAATTACCTTCTCTAAATCACGTACTGACTCTTTAGCAAAAGCAGGAGGTTGTAAAAATATATCTATCATAAATTGTAATAGCTCTACTACAGAAAATAGGGATGAAATATGTAAATTAGCTCATTTAAATCATATCCAGGTAATGTTTATTGAAAGTTTATTAAATATAAATGATTATTCTCCTTTATCAGATGATCCTAAGTCGGAATTGTATTCCTACATAAGTATAAATTCGAAAGGTATCTATAACCATCTTATAGATAGTTATATTCCACTAACTGTATCTTCTTTTTTAACTAGTAAATTTAAAATCAATGTGGGCAATAGTATATATTTATGTCGTCATGGAGAATCAATAGCAAATACTAAATCTTTAATAGGAGGAGATTATGATATTACAGAAAATGGCAAAAAGTTTGGATTGGCATTAGGGAAATATATGAAAGAAGTCGAACCCAATGGAATTCCAATTTGGACTTCCACACTCCAAAGAACTATTAATACAGCTTTAAAATGCCAAGAAGCCGCAGGGGGAACTGATCCATTATTACAATGGACTGCTTTAGATGAAATACATGGTGGTATGTTTGAAGAACATACATTTGACTATGTTAAACAAAATTATCCAGAAGTTTATAAAAATCGGAAGAAAGATAAATTTAATTTTGTCTATCCAAATAGAGGAGAATCCTATGCAATGTTGACGCAACGTATTGAACCGGTGATTTTGTGTTTAGAAAGACAATCAAGTAATATTCTAATTATTTGTCATACCGCAATTTTACGAATGTTATTAGCATACTTACTAGATTTAGATAAAGAAGAGGCGACAGTGAGTGATGTTCCTCTTAACAGAGTTTATAAGATTACAAAAGGTGATAGTACTAATACCTGTGAAGAGATAGATTTATTGTAGTGTTTTAAAAAGTTATTACCCCCTTTCCTTAAACCACCTAATTATATCAGAAGTGGATATACCTTTTGTATACGGTACATATCTCATAATACCCATCTCTCTTGGTACTTTAAAAAACTCAGCTTGTTCATCATCATCTCCATGAATTACTATATTGATATTATGTTTTTCGATAAAACTCTTATCAATATGTAAAACAGCTGGTATGACTTTAGCAGCTATACCAAATTCTTCTATCATTTTAATTCTATAATTAAATGGTATAATAGGTTGTCTTTTATATGATTGAGCGTCTTCATCTGTAACAACTCCTATTATTAAAATGTCACCAAAAGTTAAAGCTTTCCTTAGAAAAGCGATGTGTCCTGCATGAAATAAATCAAATACACCATCAACATAGATTATTTTTTTATCAGACATATATTCTTTATTTTATTCTAAAATTGATTTTTTATGATTTTAATCATAAAAAAATAAAATGATAAGTATCCTAAATTCAGATTACTCTTGGAAAAATACTAACTTAGCTGAGTACATATCTGAGGGAAATTTACCATCACAATGGTTAGATTTCTTCTACCTAGAAGAAGTTCTCAAGGAATTAAATAATATATCTCTTATTTTAGAAAAAGAAGCTGTTAACAATATTATATATCCTCCTTTAAAAGATGTATTTAAAGCTTTTTATAAAACCCCATTATCTAAACTAAAGTGTATCTTAATAGCTCAAGATCCCTATCACAATGGAAATACAGAATATGATGGTAGTGCTAATGGATTATGTTTTTCGATAAGATCAGGCAATAAAATTAATCCTAGTTTACGAAATATATACAAAGAATTAAAAGATGAAGGAATAAAAATGTCGGAAAATGGTGATCTGACTCAATGGGCGGAAAACGGAGTGTTAATGTTAAATATGTCTTTAACAGTTTTGCGAGGTAATCCTAATTGTCATTCTACAATTTGGAAAAGATTTTCAGAATTACTAATGAAATATATTGACAACAATACTAGCGTACAATGGATTTTATTAGGTAGAGAAGCTATTAAATTAAAAGATAAATTAAAAAATGGTATTTATCACTGCACAAGCCACCCAAGCCCTCTTGGGGCGAGAAAACCTTGTGGTATACATAAACCATTTTTAGGGTCAAAAATATTTTCAAAAATTGATATAATAAACTGGTCTATTATGTGATTAAAAATACTTGTAACATTATAGTAATGTTACAAGTTAAAATACAGATTTTTTAATTATTAAAATATATTATAAAAGTAAATGGATTCGATAATTATTAGTAATAATAAAAACAAGGATGATTCTAGTAAGACTTCAAAATATTCTCAACTTAATAAAATAAATTTACAATGGAGAGAATTATTATTAAATTCTTCTATAGCAGTATTTAATATTGCAGATAAGAATTTTAGTAGTATTGATGATTTTTACCAAAAATTTGTTTTAAAACTTTATCCTGACTTTAAAATTCAGGATATTTTTAAAACATCTAATTCAAAAAAAGCGCCTTATATATTAATTGCATTGGCCTTATATTCAAAATTTACACAGAATCCTAAATTGGGTTTATTGTTATTCTTAACCAAGGATTCTAAATTATTATACGACTTTCAAAATACTGAGTATAATTTTGAATTACTTATGTATGTAAGAGATTGTATGACAAAATTTGGAGCAATAAAATTTGATAAATCCTTTATAGATTCAATTATAAGTGATAAATTAGTATATGGTTTTCAGCAAAATGACAACCTTGTTAATTTATTAAACAAATTAGATTGTAAAACAGAATCTTTATCTGATAAAAGTTTATACGATATAACATCAAAATTACATAGTTTTGTTGTAATTAAATTAACAAAGAAAATGTTAGAAATTCACAATAATTTAGATAATAAAAGATATTTATTTAATTTAATTAAACCCTTAGGTAATCCAGGTTACGAAGGAGTAACTTTTTTAGCAAGTTTACAAAGTACTGGTCAAGAATTTGCTTTCAAAACTTTTGAAAGAACTCACTTACATAAACAAAAACAAGAAATTAAGTACAAAGAATATAGTGAATTAGCCAGAGAAGCTTCATTACAGTATATAGCATCGTTAAAAGGTATATCTCCTAGAGTATTTGGGATGGTATTTGACGAAAGTAAAAAAATAAAAGGTATAATAATGGAAAAATTAGATTATAATTTAAGAGAAATCCTAAAATTAAATGGAGGATTTTTAACAAAACATCAAGAACTATCATTGGTAGAAATAGCTATAAAATTAAGTAAACTATGTATTGTACATAATGATGATAATCCGTTAAATTTTATGTGGAGTGTAAAAGATAATAAATTTTACTATATAGATTTTGGCTTTTCTATATTTTTAAGTAATAGAAGAGGTCCTAAAAATTTATTCTTAAATTTAAAAGTATTAAGAGATTGTTTTATAGGACAAAGATTGGGGGTATTTGAAAGATCATATGTAAATTCCAAAGGTCAAGTTATCAATTTACCTGCCATAGCCAATAGACAATGGTGGAATAAAAGTTTCATCAATGAAATAACAAGTTTAGTAAAAGATAAAGATTTATCTAAAAACTCCCAACTTAATTTGGAAAAGAAAATTTTAGAACACTATAAAAAATACAAAGCAAATAATTAAGACAAATATATTTATTTTTAAATATAAATGATAAAAAAAGAATTATTAGGTTTAATTCCAGTAGGAACAATAATAATAGGTACTGTAGTAGGGTTAAAACTTAATTTAAAACCTTCTTTACGGGCAGCATTATTAGCTATTACTGCTGGGTTAGTTACATCTTCTATTATAACTGATGTGAGTCCAGTATTTTGTAATATAGAAGGAGAAACAAAATTACAAAAACAAGCTTTGATTGGGATAATTATAGGTAGCATTATCATGCTGGTTTTACAAAGTATGGATAAAAAATCTAAATGTAAAGATAAAAATTGTGACAAAGAATTTAATTTTCCAATAGTTTTAACTGCAGCTTTGACAGCGGATGTTTTTATTGACGGTCTTGTAATTGGTCAATCTTTTAGCGGTGATAAACCAGCTATAGGTTTTATATCAGCTATGGGATTAGAAGGTTTTATAACAGCATCATCATTGGCAAATATAATTAAAGACAGAGGTGGAAAGACAAAACATGTTTTGATAGCTAATGCTATAATGGTAGTTTCGAGTATAGTTGGTTTGTTTATAGGTAAAGTATTTAGTAATAAATTTTTGGACGTTAATGGAAAACCTAATCCTCTCAAAGTTAAAATGTATGGAGCTGCATTAATAGTATTAATTTGGACAGTTGTTATAGAACTTATTCCTGAAGCATTAGCTGAGTCTGATAAACTATGGGTATACGCGGTATGGTTACTTGCAACTGGTGGAGGAATAGGACTTGATTGGGTAATAGACTATACTTCAAAATAAATATTAATATTACAATATTAATATTATTATTATATTAATTACAAGATACACAAGCCGTCTCGACTTTATTTTTATTTTCTTTTATTATCTGTTTTAATTCTTCTTTGGTATTAGCTATAAGTAAAGGTCTAGCGGGACTATATACCTTTAAAATATTAGGAAGGAAAAATCCTATTTTTTCTTTAGACGCGAAAACTACGGAATAATTTACACCAGCAGAAATTAATTGATTTATACCAACTAAATATGAAACAATCTTAGTAATATAATAAAGTGTAGGTAGTTCACCTTTAGTTCCATCAAATAATAAAACACATCTCTCATTATTTTCTATACATGTTTCAATTAGCTCTTTTACTAGGTTTAAAGTACAATATAATATAATATCTGTATC